TTTCAATATTTTATTTATGTTACCTAAGATCAAAACAATCGGTAACAGTTACCGAAGTCTGGTAACATCTCTGTAAGTCATTGAAAAATAATAAATAAAAAATAATTTAGGTTTAGGGCTTGACAAATGTGACCGAATCACTTATATTATATATATAAGGTGATCAGAAAGGAAAAAGATGTTTTTAAAATTAACTGAAATTGAATTTGATTCTTCTAAAGTTGTCGCAGAATTTGGTGACGATTGTTATGGCATTCAACATCCTGAGACTGGATATGTTGGCATTTATGTTAAAGATGAAGATACATTATTACAAATTAGTGAAGGTTTAGTTAAAAACGACAACAAAACTGGTGAAGAAATCGCTAAAGATTTATGGGGAAATATTTAGAAAGGAAAAATAATGGGAAAATTAATTGATCAAAAAGCAATCAAAGATTTAAACGAAGCTGTTTTAAAATCTATGACTGAATGTAAAAATAATGGAGTTGCTTGGACACCACCATTTACTGGTAAGAAAAGAGGGCTTGCCTACAATATGTTTACTGACCATGAATTAACTGGTGGTAATCAAATCATTGCTTTGTTTTTCGGTGCAGATGATAGATGGGGAACATTCAATGCCTTCAGAAAAAATGGAATGAAAATTAGAAAAGGTAGCAAGGGAGTTACTTTTATTAGACCGATCATCTTGAAAAAAGATGAGGATGGTAAAGATTTAGAAGAGCCAAAGGTAATTGGATTCAAAGATTACACTATGTTTAATGGTGCTGATGTTGTTGATATCGATGCTAACAAAGATGAACTAACTCAAAAGTTTGAAAATATGGAAGTATCTATTGAAGATAAGCATAGAGTTGTTCAGGCTTTTGTTGATAACACTGGTATCAAAGTAGAGCATTCAGATCTTGCCAGATGTTATTATGCACAAAGTTCTGACTATGTTCACATGACTTTGAAGTCAAACTTCACTGACTTAAATACATATTATTCTGTTTTACTTCATGAGATAGCACATGCCACTGGACATAAATCAAGATTGAATAGATTAGAAAAGACTGATTCATATGCCTTTGAGGAACTAGTTGCTGAACTTACTAGCATGTATTTATCTGTACACTTTGAATTAGCTCATGAGCCTACAAAAGATAACGCAACTTATTTGAATGCATGGATTAAAGGACTTGGTGATGATGAAACATTTATCTGGAAGGCATCATCTGAAGCTATGAAGGCTGTCAAATATCTTATGAAATTAACTAAGAAGAATGATTGGAAAGATAAAATAGACAGAAAAATTGAGACAACTATTAAAGAACTTAGTAGCAAAGCAGCATAAGTGATTCGTTTTTATGGGGAGTGTAATAGCTCCCCATGATAAAACTTTATAAGTGATTGATTTTAAACACTTTTAATATAGATTTAGACTTGACATTTATATAGTGTTATGGCATTATAATGGTATAGAGAGAAAAGAAAAAATTTAGAAAGGAAACAAAATGGAAAAAATTCATCATTTATCAGCAGGTGAAGGTAAGATGGAACTTTGGAATACAGAGGGAATAGTGTTTGCTTCTGGTAATGCTAAAGAGTTAGCTGAAGCTTTTAAGAAGTATGGTTATGCTGAAAGCTTTAGCACTTCATCAAGTTTTGATTTTGGTAGAGAAAGTGGTTTCAGAACTAACGATGGTGTACATAAGTTATTTGATAGAACTTTTAAAATAATCAACAAATCTTAATTTAGAAAGGATAATAAAGTGGATCATAAATTTAAAAAAATATTACCAAAGAATGAAATTAGAACTCGTTACACACCTGTTTATGAATATCGTGGTTTTAAATTTAGAAACGATTCCAGATATAATTCTGGTCGTTATGCAAGGTGGAGTGCTTGGGGTATTGATCCTAATGGAAATCATGTTGAATTTCATCACGCAAATAAAAGAGATAGAGTTGCTTGGGATATAGACAGATATTTGGATGAAGGCAGAATTGATCTTGCTTATGAAATATTAAATTTTTAGAAAGGATAATAAAATGGGAATGTCAAATTGGATATTAGATATAGAAGAAAAGTTCTGGGATCATGCTCATAAAATTATTGGTGATTGTGAATCTAATGAAGAGTTTAAAGATTTAATGTATAAATATAATATTACTAGTTGCTTGAGGACTCAAGAACTAGATATGTTCTGGGATGAGTTTTGGACTTAGTGTTTTTTATATGGGTTTGCGTGTTATTCATAGCTCTGATACTTTTGATATTAGGGTTATGTCTAACACTTAATGATTAAGAAAGGAATAAATAATGGAATTTAAAATTGATAAAAATGTGCCAATGCCAAAAGCAGCAACAACCAAAAGTAAATATTATTTTGTAAATAGTATGGAAGTCGGTGATAGTTTTGAGGTAGAATCTCGTTCACTGGCTAATGCTATTCAAGGATATTGTAATCGATCTTATAATATCAAATTAGCTCAGAGAGTCATGGGTGATAATAAGTGGAGACTTTGGAGAATAAAATGAATGATTTTGATGTTGGGAATAAACTGGTTAAGGATAAACATATTAAGGAGATGACAGTCAAACAGTTGACTATTCTTAAAGATAGGCTCAGTGAAGAAATACATGAACGATTCAAAGATGAATATTGTATCTCAGAACTATATGCTAATGAATATTATATCTGTCGATCTCTGTTTTTTGGAAAAGGAAAAAGAAGAAATAAAGCTTGGCTAGAAGAGAATAAATGGTATAAAGAAAAAATATAATGTTCATAATTTTCTCTCCATATAACTAACCTCACTTTTGTGGGGTTTCTTTTTTTGTCTTTATACGTTATATATTATTTAACAGCTAACCACTGCAAGAAAGGTAAGAGATGAAAAGAAAAATCGGTAGACCAAAATTTGAAATAACAGAAGCTATTTGTGCAAAGGCTGAACATCTTGCTTCAAAGGGATTAACTGTCGATCAAATAGCAGCAGTCTTTGGAGTTTCTGATGCAACAATATATGAAAGACAAATTGAAAATCCTGACTTTTCTGACGCACTAAAAAGAGGTCGAGCTTCTGGAATTGTCAATGTAACAAATGCTTTATATGAAAAGGCAACTGTTGATAAAGATAATACTGCAATGATCTTCTGGCTCAAGAATAGAGCAGGATGGGTTGATAAACAGGAAACAAATACTACTATTGAACAAAGACATGTAATAGATTTATCTAGGATTGATAATGAACAACTTGCCCAACTTGAAAGAGTTCTTGAGCAATCTGTCACTGGAACAAGTAAGGGCAGAGAAGTACCGAAGGTCATTGAGGGAGTTTACGAAGGCTAGTTGGAGTTCCATAGAGCCTGGTGTAGAGTTTCAAAACAATTGGCATATTGATGCTATCGGTGAACATTTACAAGCTGTTGTCGAAGGTGATATCAAAAGACTAATTATCAATGTGCCACCAAGACATATGAAATCTATTTCTGTTGCTGTTGTATTACCTGCTTGGACTTGGACTATACAGCCAGAGAAAAAATTCTTATATGCTTCTTATGCCAGTTCATTATCCATTAGAGATAGTGTTAAGTGTCGTAGATTATTAGATAGTAGATGGTATCAAGCACACTTTGGTGATTCGTTTAATTTAACATCTGACCAAAATCAAAAGCAAAGATTTGAAAATGATAAGACTGGTGCTAGGATTGCAACGTCAGTTGATGGTGCTCTGACTGGTGAAGGTGGTGATATTATTGTGGTTGATGATCCTCATAATGTCAGAGAAAGTGAATCAGCTACAGTTAGAGAAAGTGTATTAGACTGGTGGGATCAGGCAATGCAAACCAGATTAAATGATCCAAAGACTGGTGCTTTTATTATAATTATGCAAAGAGTACATGAAAAAGATTTAACAGGACATATATTAGCGAATCAATACAATGAATGGGATCATCTATGCTTACCTGCTCGATATGAGGTCGGACATCCGACACCAACAAAATCAACACTTGGATTTACAGATCCAAGAACAAGAGAAGGAGATTTGTTGTGGGAAGAACGTATTGACCAAAAGACTTTGGATAATATTGAAAAGAGTCTTGGGAGTTACGCATCAGCAGGTCAATTGCAACAAAGACCGATGCCCAAAGGTGGTGGCATTTTAAAAGCAGAGTGGTGGGTTGCTTGGGATAAACCTGAGTTACCTGACATTGAATATGTGTTACAATCTTGGGATACTGCATTTAGTACGAAAGAAAAAACTTCCTATTCTGCCAGAACAACTTGGGGAGTGTTTAGAAAAAATGGTCAGGTAAATGCCATTGTGTTAGATATGTGGTATGACAGAGTTACCTATCCTGAACTAAGAAAGATTGCACAAGAAGCTTATTATGACTATGAGCCTGATGCTGTATTGATAGAAAAGAAGGCTTCTGGTCAAAGTTTACTGCAAGATTTACGCATGGCAGGAGTTCCAGTATTACCATATATGCCAGATAGAGATAAGGAAGCTAGAGCACATGCATCGTCTGCATTATTAGAAGATGGCAGAATTTGGTATCCTTCTGACAAAAAATGGTGTAAGGACTTAATTGACATATGTGCAGCTTTTCCTGCCACTGAAAACGATGATATTGTTGACACTTGTACTCAGGCTTGGTTAAGATTACGCAAGGGTTGGTTTGTTACGCATTCGCATGATGACATTGAAGATGATTTTGAAGAGAGAAAGAGGATAACATTATATGGTTGAAATTCCTTTTGCTGAAGGTTCTCCACCAGATGATTTACAAGTCGAATCAGTTGGTGATGAGGTGCTTATTGGAGATCCAGATACAGATCAAATTAATCAGATTGAAAATCAGTTTGACGAAAATCTGGCTGAAAAAATTAATGATAGAGAGTTACAGAAGAAAGCTTCAACTCTTATTTCGCTTTATGAAGATGATAAAAGTGCTAGGTCGGAGTGGGAAGAACGATACAAAAAAGGATTAAAAACATTAGATCCTGATGGTGGACAAGAAGAATCAGAAGAAGAAAGAGCTACTAGAGGTCTATCGACAGTTGTACATCCTATGATTGCAGAAGCTGCAACACAGTTTAATGCCAGAGCTATTGCAGAACTTTACCCATCTGGAGGTCCTGTTAAGACTGTTATTGTTGGTACTCCGAATGAAGAAACAGAAGAACAAGCCAGAAGAGTTCGTGAATATATGAACTATCAGATTGTTGAGGAGATGCCAGAATACTTTCCAGATCTGGATCAGATGTTATTTCACTTACCATTAGTTGGTCAGACATTTAAGAAAGTTTGGTGGGATAGCAATATGGGAAGGCAATGTTCCCAGTTTATTAAGGCTGAAGATTTTGTTGTTGCTCCAGAAAGCAAAGATCTAATGACTTCTCCAAGATATACACAAGTGATTCGTTTACCAAAAAACGATTACAATAAATATGTACAATCTGGATATTATT